CCGCTTCTAACGATAAACGTTCGGATTTGTTTAGCCGGTTTTTCTCCGGATGCAATGGCATGTTTGGTTGAGCAATCCTTATCACACTAAGGAAACCAGCAAGCCAAGGTTCTCAATCATAGAAATGAGAGATTAAAAATGGTTCTAGAGGAGCAACCCGCATGTACTCATGGGCATACTCTATCCAGACCAAAGGAACTAATGACAATAAAGTTGAATCATCTAATACAGTAACAGTTAACAAATTATCAAAATAATTTTCCAAATGTAATTGTTGAGCAACAGAAACTCCAAAAGTTTCTTCCATTAACATCCTTGTTGAAACACCAGTTTCAACATCTAGGACATCAGAATGAGTTTGATAAAAAGTGAAAGCTTCATGTTGATAAAGATCTATATAATCGCCAACAGACGACTTACGAAAATAAACATAATCATTTACTAACACACGAAGCAAATATTTAGCAAAATTAGCAATAACAGGACATCCAGGGTATTGATATAATAAAGAGAAAGCTTTTGCTTTTAATAGCCCACGTAAAACCCTGGATTTTGAAAATACATATTGTTGTGAGGTAAATCCAGTTTGAGCTAATATCTTAATTGGGTCAGCTATATTTATAAGATCAGTGGTACTAAAAACTAGGCCACAAAATGATGCTTTAGCAAGATCATCGAAGACCTGCATTTTAATCGTCAAACCAAGACGTAAAAAATCTGCAGCGGTGGGATGAGGACCATCCATAACGAATAAACCATCGTCACCTTCAATTACGCCCATAACATTAGTACATCCTTTCTCCTTACATAAAAATAACATGAACATTAAATTAGCAAATCCATTGCCTAATGAAGTATTCATTTCACCTGACATTCTAGTGGCAGGGACCTTAACAGTAACCAATTTTGATACACATTTATTCATACCAGCTATGACGTGGCGCATATAATATGAGAATTCATCTTTATTTGGTAAATACATTGTCATATAATCGTATAATACGAACTCACAAGCTTCAAACAATTCTGCAGTGAAATGGGATTCAAATGCAGTATAATCAGTGCAAATATATTTAGCACCTAACCTATATACATTTTCGTATATATATTTAGCTCTATCTTTGACTGCTATTTTCTTAATGAAGTATGTGGACTGAAATACTTCTTTCTCAATTGCTTTAAAAGTTGGTCCAACAGCACATTTAAATTCATCAGTACGAGAATTAATCCAACGAGCATGCTTATATTCAGGATAAGATTCATCCTTAACAAAAGATTTAACTATATAATGCTTTTTCTTAAGCACACCACCACACTCAGCCCATTTACGGATAAGTTCATTCTTTCGAGTGCGAGAATAAGTCGTTTTCTCCAACCAATTTTCAACAGACAAATCAGTTGTGGGTGATAATGGTACTAAATTAGTGCAGCACCATAAATAAACATAAGTCTTTAAACGAAGAAGGATTTCCTGCTCTGGCGTAGGAGGTTTGCAGGCAAAACGCTTCTTTACTCCAGCAATAACAGTGTGCACGTCTGTGTGATCAACGTGTGGCATCGAAACGCCAAGCATATGGCAACCAAGAGAAACCTTTATTGGAGGTCTAAGGTTAGGTTGATGGGGAATGAAGGGGTTAGTTTTAATAACCGCATCATCTTTAATGGCCCCAAATACAGGTAAGTCTTGCTCTGACACCCTATATCCATACGCAACACACCGCGTTTCACTTATTGTGGAGACACGGGAAAACCCAGCGCAGTACTAACACGGCGCCGAGTTTTAAAAATTGCACGAGCAACAAGGAGTGTATCATCAACGATATTGACTCCATATTTAATTATATCAAATTTAGGTAAATTTATAGTATGAATGTTACCAGCCAAGTGCTGCATTTTAGCCAAAACGACATCTTCAGTAGCACCTATACTCATGACAGAAGGAGACAACAATTGAAACAATAGTTCTGCCGACATTATGCCATCATAATCAACTTGCTGGGGAATTAATGTTGATCTATCTATCCGTTTAATAGAAAAATGCCTCAATAAGGGATCTCTATGAATTAAATCACCACGGCGGGCATGATCATTTCGGACATCAGCCATATGCGAACCATATTCATCTGACAAAGCATCATACTTTATTGGGTCTTTTAATTCTACTTCAAATTCTTCTTTGAGAACATCAATCCCTAATTTAATATCATGTACACTATCAAAAGCTAACGCAATGGGTTTGACCTTCTTAATTAATTGCTGAAGGAACAATGAACATTTATCAGCTAGATTCGGTTTTTTATTTATTTCCTCTCCTATGACATTCACAGTTTTCCTAACCAACTCATCATTATCTATATTTTCCTTAATGAAATTTTCAACTGTGGCCAAATCATCAACCATAGAACTAGTGCGAGCAAAAGAAAAGTAATCAACAGATTTCCAATTAGTCAAATAATCAGTAAGATGATTATTCACAACAACTTCTTGAGCTTGATATGTCTTTTTATCTTTCTTTTTCTTTTCTTCTTCAAGATTTTTCAAATAATACTCTCTCTCTTTATACGCATTTTCATAAAATTCAGTATTTATTTGTGGTTTCATCAAATTCTCTAACTCAGTTTCCAAATATTCAATTTGAGCTTCTTTATTGGCAAATTCTTGGTCTCTTAAATCGGAAAAAGCTTCAGTTAGAAGAGCATCTTCTTTATCATTACGAGTAGTACCATGCTTTTTCCAAGTACCACCTGCTTCAATCTTGTCGCGACGTTTCTTATTTCGCATGTCGACAATAGTCTTGGCATCATTTTTCCTCTTACGGCTTCGCTTTGGTTGCAGGTTACATCTATCAGGACCCCGTTGCTTAGGACCGGATCTATGGAAATTCTTGTTATTATCTTGTTTCTTAACCCACTTAGGTTTATGTATAATTTGAGATCGACCTAAACTATCATCAGTCGTATGGTGCTCTCCAGAATAAGAACTCCCACCAGTTTCATCTAAACTAATTCCATCACCAAACATTCCTGGATACGAATCATAATTATAGTCACTGTCAGACATGTTGGATTTATTAGAAGATTCCACAATAGATGTAGTCGAATCTAACACGATACCTGCTTTATAAACTTCATCAATAGGATTAGGACTGGATGTCAACTCAGGAGGTAAAATTATAGGTGCATCAGGTTTTTCATTGAAAAAATCAAAGGGGACATCATCATCTCCATCAAATTTAAGTGGATCTTTCTCTTTCTTCATTATGTGTTCTTCACAATAAATGGTCTGTCCATTTTCTTCATAACAATAGTAACAATG